AACTAGACAAATGAGCGTTCAAGAACTAAACCAACAAGCAAGGGCAAACCTACTGTATTTATTATTTCAAGGGAAAGAAGAAAAACCTATACCAGTAGAAAATACTAAGTAAATAATACTATATTTGTAACTCATACTCTTTCTATTTTTAGTTTAAAAGGCTCTGTATTTTATATGGAGTCTTTTTTTATGTAAATTGTATAACTAAACAAACTAATATTCATCGTATGGATTTAAAAAACTTAAACGATAAACAAAAAGCATTTGCTAAAGAGTATTTAATAGACTACAACGGAACAAGGGCGTATCGAGAAATATATCCAGATTGTGAGTATGATTCAGCTAGAGCAGCATCATCTAAGCTATTAACTAATATTAACATTAAAAACTACATAGAGCATATCCAAAAGGATCTACTTAAACTATGTGGGGTATCTGTATTAGGTAATGTAATGAAGCTGAAAGAGATTATAGAGGACGACCTAACAGATAAGCCATCCGATAAGATTAAAGCCTTAGAAGTGATTAATAAGATGCTTGGCTTAAATGCTCCTGATAAGTCAGAAACTAAAGTAGAGGGTAACATAACAAACGAACCTACAAAGATAACATTCTCTAAAAAGTCTTAAATGGATTTTAACTTCTCAGATAAGTATGAACCACTATTCGAGTTATTAGAGGCTAGGAGTGTAATAAATTCTAAAGAGTTCGATACCTATACAGAGGACATAAAACAACATTGGCTAGACCTACATAAAGTTGATACTGTTCTAATCTCAGGAGGTAGGGATAGTGGTAAATCATTTGCTCTATCTACATTTAATGGAATAGCGGCTAAAGATTATAACCATAGGATTCTTTATACTAGACAAACAATGTCATCTACTGATAACTCTATTACAGAGGCTTTAGAGGGTAGATTGTTAGAGTTAGGCATAGCACAGGAGTTTGATGTATCTAATAAGCTCTATTCACTTAAAGACGATGCTCAAGGTAATCCAAGAGCAGGTAAGATTTCTATCACAGGACAGAAAACAAGTGTAGGAACACAAACGGCTAAACTCAAATCACTAGAGGATTTCAGCATATTTGAAACAGATGAAGGTGAGGAACTAGAATCATTTGATGCTTGGAAGAAAACTAAGAGATCAATGAGGGCTAAAGATGTGCAATGTCTTAGTATCATTTCATTCAACCCTCCTACCAGGGAGCATTGGTTATACGGTGAGTTCTATGAAGATGTGCCTGATGGATTCAATGGGATAGTTGGCAGCATAATGTACATTCATACCAATTACAAAGATAATGGTAAGGAAAACATGGCTGAGCATAACTGGTTAGAATATGAAGAACTTAGATTGGCTCATGAAAAGTATTTAGATACACCAAAAGAAGACCGTGAACACCTCCCAAAGAAATTAATAAAGCAATACAAAGAATATAGGTTTGACATCTTAGGAGGGTTTAAAAATACGGCTGATGGTGTTATTTACGATGATTGGATAGAGGGGGAATTTAATGATAGACTTCCTTATTGTTGGGGATTAGATTTTGGCTCAAACGACCCTGACAGTTTAGTTAAAGTATCTGTTGATAGAAATAAAAAACTGATACACATCAAAGAAGGATTATTTAAAAGTGGTAATGGTACAGATACACTAGTAAAATTAGTGTTAAAAATAGTAGGTCGTACTGAGTTAGTAATAGGTGATTGTGCCTCTAAACGAACTATTGGCGATTTATGGGATGGTGGAGTAAATTGTAGGCGTTCGCTAGATAAGAAACCATTAAGAGATATTAAAAGGATTCAAGGGTACACTATTGTAGTAGCACCTGATAGCCCTAATGTTAAGAAAGCATTAAACAATTATTCATGGCATGATAAAAAGTCTGGTAGCCCTAATCATAAGTGGAGTGATTTAATGGATGGAATGAGATATGCTGTTAGTGAGTCGTTAAGAAATTAAAAGATAACGAAAATATTTAGTAAATTTGTAATTATGGTATTTGATAATATTGATGAGGTAATAAATAAAATAAAGAGCTTTCCAAGCGTTCCCTCTTGGGTAATGAAATCAAGGGAAGAACATAAGGAATTAAAGGCTTTGAAAACGGGTGAAAAATTTAACGAACTTTTGATAAAGAAGTTTGAAAAAATAGAATCTACAGATAGACAGGTAGCAAGAAATAAATATTCTAAAGATATTAGAGATTTATTCAATAGAGTTTATAGCCCTAGAGATAACGTCTTTCGTGCTGCTGGTGGCTCTGTAACTGATACATACAAGTCAGAAGCTAACAGAGTTAAATACCTTGAAGCATCTAGGAACTACAAAGGACAAAAGACTATTAAGCAGTATTTGGCTGATTCATTCTTTGATCTAGCAGATGTTGACCCAAACGGATTAATCTTTACGGAATACGTAGCTGATACTAAAATCTATCCTACCTACAAATCTATAAATGATATTAGGGTTTACGAATCAGATGGGCAATTATGTGAGTATGTTATATTTGAGCCTATTGATATTACAGTTAGTAATAGACCTTTAAAAAAATGGAGGGTTGTAGATGATGAATTTGATTATTCAGTGATTCAAGATGGTGATACATTTTACCCTAATGAGGAGGAGACTTTTGCTCATCCATTTGGATTAGTTCCTTGTATTATCTTATCAGCAAAACAAAAGACAGGTTCAGAGTTAAGAATATCTGAGTTATTCCCTATCATAAAACTATCGGAAACTTATGCTATAGATAAATCAGTTTATACAATCTACAATTTACAATGTGGATTCCCTGATAGATGGAGATACGAAAAGACTTGTAGAACGTGTCACGGTACAGGTAAAACTGGTGATACTTCATGTAGTTCATGTGGTGGTAAAACTAGAGACGTAACAGATGTAAACGTATTAGAAACACCAAGAGAGGACGACCCTATACTACCTGCAATGAGTGGTTTTGTATCTCCTGACTTTGAGTATCTAACACTTACAAGGGCTTCATTACAAGACCAAGAGGACAAAATAGATTCTACAGTTTGGGGTACTAAAAGAATATCTGAGGGAGGTAATGAAACAGCTACAGGTCGTTTTATTGATGTGCAGCCTGTAATGAATAAACTTACTACAGACTCGGATAATGTAGAGTGGGTTTATAATCAGCTATCTATTTATATTCAATCATGGATTGCTAATGATGAGATAGTAGATAATCAGTTTTATGTAGCTTTAGGTAATAGATTTATTATTGAAAGTCAAGATGTATTAATTGATAGGTACTCAAAAAGTAGATTAGATGGAGATAATGTTGTAATTTTGGATAAGGCTTTAGATGAGGTGTTACTTGCTAAGTATCAAAATAACCCAGCATCATTAAAGAAAGCTCAAAAGAAACGTAATGTTGAGCCATACGTTCACAACTCAATTACTGAGGTTAATGGAATCTTTGGTAGTCGTGAAGCAGCTAAAAAGGTGCTATTCGTGGACTTTTGGGAACAGGCAGATAAGACAAAAGAAGAAAGTGTATTGAAGACAGAGTTTAATACTTATTTTAATGCTTCTGACTTAGGAATACCAAGACAAACAGAAACACAAACAAATAATATATAATTATGAAAACAGGAACATCATACTTGGTTTGGGCTGAGAGATTTCAGCTAATGGAGTTAAAATCAGCATCAAACGGCACGTATAACAAAGAGGGTAGAAAAGAATCAATGGGTTCTAAGTTGGTTGTACGTTCATGGGCAGTTGATAGGAATATCAATGATAACAACGAACTGTATGTTTTTGATGAAGAGGAAACTGATAGATTAGACGAAAAAAGACAGGCTTACAAATTAGAGCAATCACAAATAAAAGTAGAATCTAGTGAGGATAAACTAGCTGCTGCAATGGTTAAGGCATTAGGTAATATTAACGCTGTACCGGCAAAGGTTGAGGAAGTTGAAGAGGTTGATACTTTAGAGGACTTAAAAACAATCATTAAAGAAAATGACTTAGGAATACGTATAGCGAAAGGTGATAGTCGAGCAAAGGTAGAAGCTAAGATTAAAGAAGCTCAGAAATAAAAACAAACACTAAACAAACAAACAAATGCAATTAAATATAAACGGTAACACGGTAAATTTAGATCTTGAAGCATTCAACAAAGCTATTGAGGATAAAGTAGAATCATTTGAGATAAAAACAGATGATTTAGTGATTAGATCAACAGAAAACCAAAACCTTTATGAGGAAAACCTTAAAAAAGAGGTGGGTGATTACAAGGTAGAAATAGGACGTAAAGAAGTCCTTAACGCTCTTGGATTAGAAACAGAGGGCAAAGGGTTACATAAATCAGTAGATAAATCTGTAGGAGCTATAAACGACTTCATTGGGCAATCTACCAAGACGGCACTAGAGGAAGCAGGGAAAGCACCAGATGGTAAGATTAAAGAACTTACTACAGACCTTGAAACCCTTAGAGCTAATCTATCGGCTAAAGATTCAGAGATAGAAACGGCTAAAGGTGAATTTAATACATACAAAAAGAATCAAACTCTTTCTAGTGTATTGATGAATAACATTCCAGAGAATACAATCCTACCAAAATCTGACATCATGACTATCGTTAAGAGTCAAATCAATTTAGATATTGATGAAAACGGTAATTCATTTGGATATGGCAAAGATGGCCAACCAATTAAAGATGGAGACAGAAGCGTAATAGGTGGTGAGAACATTGTTAAATCATTCTTTGAGAATAACCCTCAATACTTGAAACCAGTAACAGGTGGAGCAGGAGGGGGAGATTCTACAGGAAACGGTGGTAAGATTAAATTTGATGATTTAGTTAAGCAACAGGCTAATATTGGGAATAGTGCTTCATCGGTAGAATTTAAGCAAGAGGCTGCAAGATTACAGAAAGAAGGTATCTTAGACATGTCTTAAAGAAGTTTGTTTGTTTAGTGTGTAGGGGTTTATCATTAATTTGGTAAGCCCTTTTTTTATGTTATATTTGTGTTGTAGTTATCGCACTAACTAGAAAAGAAATTTAAACCATTATTCTATTTGGGGGTGCGACCTCATTTAGGGTAATGGTTTTTTATGTTTACAACGCTATAAGTTAAAAGCGTTTTAATGATTTTTAAATTAATGTTATAAATTTTTAATTAGAAAAATATGTTAGTAAGTGAATTAAAAGAGAGATTAAAAGACTTAGACGATGATAAAATGGTTATTATCTCAAACGGTGAAGGATGGTGTAATATTGATGCCGTTGTAGTGAAAGGGCGTGAAGTGTTAATTATGGAGGAACGAGAACCTGTTTTTTCTGATTAATTATTTATAATGACAAGGCTATAAAGCGTAGCCTGTAATACGCTAACAAATTTATTAAGCCCTAACTATGCTATGCTTTTATAGGTAGTGTTAGGCATTTTTGATTATGGTCGGAAAAAGGGAAATGGTTATTATCGAGTGGGACAATGGGAGCAAGGAATTTGCTGTATTGGAAAAAGACCCAGACACAAGAACATACGATAAAATAGTGGATAGTTTAGGGTATGTTGCAATGAAAAGAAGTAAGGATATAGCTAAGAAACGCTTTATTGATAAAGGGGTTTTAACCTAATTGTGCCTAACGTGTTGTATATGGTTAGTGGCTTTTTTGCCATTAATTATATACGGTGTTAGCCACAGTACTATTAACGAATTAAAATAAATAAGATTATGAAATATATGGGAAGTAAAAATAGGATAGCAAAACATTTGTTACCTATAATGTTAGAAAACAGAAACGGCAGAACTTGGGTTGAGCCTTTTGTAGGTGGTGCGAATATGATTGATAAAGTAGATGGAAATAGATTAGGTGCTGACTTTAACGAATATTTAATTGCTATGTGGAAAGAGTTACAGAACGGATGGACACCACCCGACTTTGTGAGCGAAGAAGAATGG